AAATATTTTTCAGGATCTTGGTAAATAGCTTTAGGATATACTTTCGCCTCTCCAATCTGGTAGCGGTTTCCAGTCTTTGTAAAGACTCCATATTTTTCTCCCAGTTCGAGCAATCCGTAATAGGAGTCCAGTCCTCGTTCATCGTAGAACAACCTTGTTTCTACTTGGGAGTTTTCTTTTGCGAGTCTCGATTTAACACTCTTAGCTTTGATAATGTTTCCAACAACTTCTTGCGAATCCTTTTCCTTTTTTTTGCTAAGATAGATGATTGTACTCGCGGCATATTTGAGGCCACTACCGCCTCCCATTTCTTTAGTTGGGATATAACTGCCGACCACATCGTAAGTATGATTTGTAACTATAAGGGGAACATTTGCCTTACCCAATTTAAGAGTAAGGACTCTGAATATTGATTTCACAACCTGAGCACGAGTCATGTCACGTGTCTCTTTACCTGCTTCACTGTCTTCAATCTCTTTGGTAGTACTTAGCATACCAAGTGAGTCAAGAACAAACATAAGAGGTTTGCGATCCTCTTGGGGTTGTTGCAAGTATTTATCTAGAATTCTTATTGCCTGAGTTCGGAACTCCTGAACAGTAGTTACAGGAACTAACATCATACGTGATGAATCAATTCCCCTATCTTCAATTAACCGTTTGGAAATGGCAGACTCTGACTCGAAATAGATGACACCACTATCGTCGCTAGACTTAAGGAAATGCTCAACAAGGCCAAGACAAAAATAAGTCTTACCAGTACTCGACTCTCCAGCGAGAGCAGTGATCTTATTTCCTGGGATTCCCCCGAATATTGACCCAGATACCAGACCATTGAAAATGTAGCTACCAGTGTCAATAAAATTGTTTGTATCACCAGCTGATACTCCGTCACTGACCAGTGAAGCATATTCATTATCGATCTCCTTTGCGATGTCTTTCAAAAAATTCATGGTGATTTTTTAAATAATTTAGTAATGTAATTGGAACGTTTTAATGCACGTTCAAACCATTTGGCTTCGTCTTCATCAAAGAATTCTTTCTCCTCTGGATGTGCTCCAGCACCAAAAGCTTTCTTATATTCTACAATGTATGTGGTCATCCGAATAGGAACTCCAAGCTAGCAACTTTTTCTGGCTTCCAACCTATTGTATCCATGATGACCTTGATCGGATCAAGGAAACTCTTACTGAATTGTAAGTCATAATCCACCTGTTTGTCAAGTCCAAACTCTTTAGGGAATGTGCTCAGATATGAAATCACATTCTCATTGATTTTGTTTGGTGTCTTAAGATAAACAAACTTAATCTTTTCTCCGTCCTGAATCAGAGGATACTTATGAGTAAGTTTGTTCTTCTTATTATAGAAATTGTACAATAAAGCACCTCGCACATGTATGGGAGTGCCTTTACCGTAGATGGATGATTGGTTCGCCCACTTATTTATTCCATTGCATCCCCTTGGGAATGAGATGTCTTCAACAGGTAACTCTGTAAACTGTTCTTTAAAATTTGCAATAAACTGTTGTGCTTCCTCTTCACCCTCATTCATAATAACTTTAAGACATTCCTTAATCTTATCTCTACACGCACCTGGTGTAGAGGATTTAACTGCTTCAATACCCATGATCTTTAACTTGGGTTCAGTAAATCTAACACCCTCTATGTCCCATGCATTAAGGATGTATCTTTTCTTGGCAGTCCATATACCTTTGTTGGCAATGGTCTCCCTCTTCATGAACATTTTCTGTTCGTAAGCGTTGACATAGTTGGCCAACGCTTCATAAGAACTCGAAATATACTTTTCCAGTTCCATGTCACACACCTTATCGAGGAAATTAACAATCTTTTCATTAGATGTCTCTCTGCCCTTGAATACAGTTTGTACCAGAGGACCAAGGTGCAAGTAAATAGAATCGGTATCACTAGCAATAACATAATCTTCTCCTTCAGTTTTCAGTATCTTATTAAGATACTCATTCATTCTTTGTTCAATCCAACGGATGCTAACTTGCCCACTAAGAGTGATCGCCTCAGCATTCGCCAAGTTGTAATATCTAAAGTATTGATTTCCAATGGCTCCATAAGCTGAATTGAGCTGTATTTTTCTAGCCATTTGGATGTTATTGAATTTACTAATATCCTTTTGTAATTTGGCACTCGGCTGAACTTCATAATCCCTTTTCGCTTGAAGCATTTTGCCCTTATAAATTTTTCTTTCATCGTAAATTGTTTGCATCATTTCTGGTAGGAACCCATGTATATCTTTACGATATTGAGCACCGTTAGCACAAGTAGCATAGTCCTCAGTAAAATCAATCTCTTGATTTAAAATCCGTTCAACGCTCGCACTGGGATGTCTAGTCTCCCTGAGTGTCTCTGGCGAGATATTGTACTGCATAATAAGATGAGGATACAAGCTATTAAGGTCAAAAGAGACAACCCAATCATAGCATCCTGGTTTCGGTTCCTTGACATAAGCTCCTGCATACTTGTCGTCTTTTTTTGCTCCCTTCTTAGGTGGAACTACGACCTTTCGGTCAGTAAGATAATTATATATCATCGTATCCCACATGCGAACCTGTGAGTATACGTCCTCGAAGTTAACCTTAGCATCATAGGACATAGTGATCGCTAAGTCAAGCAACTTCATCTTATCTTCCAATCTGTCAATCAACTCAACGTCTTGGATGTTGTATTCAATAAATTTCTGCCAATCTCTTGTATAGAAGTCCTTAAAATTCTCATACTCACTATGATCTACCTTACGCTGTCCTAATTCGACAAAAGCAATGTGATCCAGTCTGTAGGATTCTTGGTTACTATAAGTAAACTTACGATAAAGATCAAGATAGTCAAGAATGTTAATCCCACTAACGTCATAAGCATAATTTCTACGTCCTTGGACATATACTTCCCTCTCATTCGTTCTATTCCAAGGTGAAAGTGACCTCATCCACTTCTCACCCAAAACTCTATTTAATCTTCTGGCAATGTAAGGTACGTCATACAGATTGACATTCCATCCTGTAAGAATGTCTGGAGTATTCTGCACCCACCACTCCATAAAATTCATAAGCATCTGTCTTTCATTATCATAGACAAATTGCTCTACACCATCAGGTGCATCAAAGTCTCTAACCGCCCAACAATAAAATTGTTTGGTCACCATATCTTTAATGGTGATTGATAGCATCTCTTCTGCTGCTTCATCTACAGAAGGGAATCCATTATCACATTGAACCTCAATGTCCAATGCAAATATTCTCATCTGTGATATATCATATTTAACTTCACTAGGAAACTGTTGACGGATATACTGATATACAAATCGTTCATATCCATGAACTTCAAACCTTTCTACTCCATCATACTTCTTGATGAAGTCTCTTGCTTCCCTAGCAGTTTGAAACTCGATAGGAGATACGTTTCTCCCATCGAGCGTCTTAAACTTTTCTTTTTTGTTTGACAACACATACAAAGTTGGTGAAAAACTAGCACGATATTGTACGGGTTCACCATTTTCATAGCCCCGATACAATATCGTGTCACCAGCTAACTGGATGTTCGTATAGAACTGACTCATTTAGAACCGTATAGTTTTACCAAATTTGGACTTGGGTCTAGTATAGTCAAAATCGTGTCAGAAGTCAAGAAGATGTCACGTTGTTGTGTAAACGCTGGAAATGGAACGATCTCCTCATCACCAATCACTTGATAGCAATTCTCAATGAGAAGACTTGGTTCTTCATCAAGCTCCGTCACCTTCCCCAGTAGATACTCCTGACGATTCTTCAGTAAGATCACTTTGATTTGCTGTTGAAGCATTTCTGCTTCCATTGGTTCCAGAGGGGACTCCTGTGGTACCTGTATCATTTCCTCCTCCATCACTGTCTGCCTCCACTAGATCGTTGTACTTGTTAATTACTTCAGGATATGTTTCGTATGCTGTTACTACTTCCTCCATTTTAAGAAGAATTTTCTTAGTGGAAGAAAGTGGAACCCAAGGTCTGAAGTGTATCTCAGGATCACTAATCTTTTGGACACCTTCACCAACCTCAGTTTCTACTAAAAGTCTAGGTTCATCCAATCCTTCAAGCCAAACATTATATGGATTGCTTAATTGAAATGCTACTGGTTTTTCAGGTTCTGCCTTAGTCGTTACCTCGTAAAGATCACAGATGATATCCTCACCGTTTCTTGTTCTTACGATTCTTACGCTCATTTTCCCTCCTGTTAATTTCAAAGATAGACTGTTTAAAGATGTCCTTAAGGACTTTAGACTCAGTTGTCTGACGTTGTTCAGCAATTGGTCTAGCGTATTTCATTATATCATCAATATAATGAGATGGCAAGTCTAATGTTAGAAGATCAGACTCACCGTCATAATTATTTGGTTTTAAATTCAAATAACAATTCATAGGTCACTCCAAATAAAAAGAGACCCTTGGGGTCTCTTCTGTTGTTGTATTATATAGTAATCTTTTCGACTGCATCTCGTGCCTTCTGTAGTATGTCACCTCTCAGTGGCACATACCCTAGCACAGATGCCTTCTCTTGATACTCATCACTGAGTAACTTTCTAAGGGTATCCTTCACTGCTTCAGTCTTCTTACCATTACCAGTCTCATAAGCAAGTACCCAAGTCAATGTAGCAATAGGATATGCACCCTTTGCTTCTGGGTTTGGATCTGTTCCTGCTAAGTTCTCATCGAGATTAATACCATTGAGTGTTATTGCACCTGCCTCAACAGATGGTTTAACAAACTCACCACTCTTATTCTGTAGTGCAGCAGCAACTACTTCACCTTTAATATAGGACTGATTAACATATCCAATAGAACCAGGTGTATTTTTAATAGCACCAGCAACACCAGCATTACCTTTAGCACCAATACCTACTTGCCATGATACTGCTTTACCAACACCCAACTTCCATTTGTTACTGAATGAACTCATGGAATTTGTAAATGCTGCTGTAGTACCAGATCCATCAGACCTGTATACCCAAGTAATTTTCTGATCATCACATCCTACTTGAGACCAATTGTTGATCTCACCAATAGCAAGTTGAACTGCTTGCTCTTGTGTTAGTTTTAAATCACAACCAGGATTATTATAACCAAAGGCAATAGTGCCTCCTGTCATAGGTATCTGGACTAATCCTCGTTTTGCTTTGTCTATATCAACTTGCTTCATTGGATCATCGGATGCTCCGAAGTCCACTGTTTCATCGAGGAATGCTTTTCGACCTGAACCACTACCGATTGCTTGGTAGTTTACTCTATGACCTCCTGACTTTGCGTAGTCAGAGAACCATCTACTGTATATCTTAGATGGAAAAGAAGCACCTGCTCCACTAAGTCTTGTTCGTGCCTCGGCACAACCAGGTATTAGTGTAGCAAGTGCTGCTAATGCAATAAGCCTTTTCATTAGGATCCGCTTAATGGGCTCTTTATATAGAGCAGTTTAAACTGATCTTAATCTCCTGTCAAGTAATCCTTACGTGTATGATGTTCGGGTACTACTTTTCCCAGTTCCACGGTAAGGAGTCCGTCGGCAAATACGACCTGTCGAACTTCGCAATCTTCGCTGAGTTGCCAAGAGCGTTTGAATGAACGTTGTGCCAATCCCCTGTGCCTATACTCTGCATCTGTTTCCTTATCTTCCTTGATGCCTTCAACATGTAATTTTCCAAACTCTGTGAAGACTTTGACCTCTTCCTTCTTGAAGCCTGCCAATGCGACTTCCAATCTCGACTCATGATTATTCAACTGCACCAAATTATATGGTGGGTAATTAGAATGGGATTCAGTCTCCCAAAATCTATTTAGATATTCATCCATGCCTATGCCGTTACGAGTAATCTTCTCCATGAGTTCAGGAAGATTTGCAGCATGGTATCTTGCTAGTGTAGTCATTTGTTTTCTCCTTATTAAGCGAGTGTGAATTGTGTCCCTTTCGGCGACATAACTATTTAACCACATATAGAGAAATTCTTAAATGGTATATGCCGTACCATTTTTGTGGGGTTATAAACACCTATATACTTGTAGGTAAAAATGTCTGGAAGCATGAAAAAATTACTACCAATTATTATGCTCTTGGGTTTAGCACCTATGTCTGCTCGTGCAGATATAACATCACGTATGACTTCTAGTGTTCAGCTTACAGTTAATGCTGCTGCAACACAAATGCAGAGAGTAGGAAATTCTTATAGTATCTCTGGTAATAACGTTGATACAACTGATGGTACAACAGCTAATACAGTTAGTGCTGGTGCTATAAGTAGTGGTATCTATGGACCTGGTACTATTTCAGTCACACAGGATGATCCAGGTGAGGCGTTCAGCTTCTCAACTTCATTCATCCAAGGTGATGCGATTGATACAACTGGACCAGATATCGGAGATGTTTCGGCATACTCCAATCAGCTTTCAACTGCTGCTGGAACTGCTGGAAACTTGGCTGGAACTGTAACTTCGCAAGGTGCTTTAACCGTAACAGCTGGTGGAGCTGGTACTACAGCTACAGGTCAGTTCGTTACAGAGCTCCAAATAGACTAGGAAAATGAGACGAGTTATAGTACTACTATGGCTTAGTCTGATGGGATCATCGGCAAACGCAGTACCAGTGGTCCCAAATTTTCAGCAGGGCTCTATGACGAGCCATACGGAAACTGAAAGCACAGTAACCGAGACAATAAATTCAATTGATTATAGAACAGGATGGGAATACACAGTGACTGGGGTAGGCATTTCAAACGATGGAGAAGCTCTCAACCCCAACGTGAATACATCAACAGTAACAGTCTCGCCAGCAGTAGGATCGGGAGACGCAACTGTGACAGGAGCAGTAACAAGTTCCTTCGATGCATTAGACTTCTCAACCCCAAGCGACTTTACAATAACGACTCCAGGAGGAGCATTTCAATTCACCCAAACATATTCTGGACCTGGGCTAACAAATCAGACTCTGATACAAAGAGTCACTACCATAAAAAGCGTCACAGACACAACAAGTACGTTTACCCAGTAATTGCAACGGGTCTCATACTTAATACTTTAACACCAATTAAAGCCTTAGCAGAAGGTGTTGGTGGTGTATCTGCTACTGCTAATCCTATCGCTAATAGTTCTGGCTCAGTAACCAACCAGGCAATACAAGTTTTACAAGGTCCATATGTAACTAACACCTACGGTGGTGGTGTATCATGTCAAGGTACTAC